GTTCAATAACAATACCTGCATCATTAGCAGGTGTGCCTGTAGTACCATTACCAAGTTCAATAAGCCCATCCGATACTACAGTGTTTGTAGTAGAAACTGTAGTTGTTGTACCGTTAACTGTAAGATCACCACCCACAGTAACATTACCTGAAGTAGTCACAGTAGCAAAACTAGATGTACCTGTTGAAGTAACATTACCAGTTAAGTCACCTGTAACATCCCCAGTTACATCCCCAGTAACGTTGCCTGTCACATTTCCTGTTACGTTACCTGTAACATCACCAGTAACGTTTCCTGTCAAAGCACCTGTAATTGCAGTAATGTTGGCTGCATCACCATATATGTTAGCCCAACGTACTGTAGTTGTACCTAAATCATATGTACTGTCTGTTGCAGGATTAAACCCTTTGGCTGTAGAAGTTGTAGCTACTAAGTTACCAGTAACATCTCCAGTAAGATCACCTGTAACATCCCCCGTCACGTTACCTGTTACGTTACCAGTTAAATTGCCTGTTACGTTTCCTGTGACGTTTCCAGTAAGATCACCCGTTACATCACCCGTTACGTCACCTGTAACATTCCCTGTGACATCACCCGTTAGATTACCTGTAACGTTGCCAGTAACAGGACCGACAAAAGAAGTACCAGTAATTGTTGTACCTGTAATAGCAGCAGCAGTTGTTCCACCGATAGTTGTTCCATCAATAGTACCACCATCAATGTCTGCAGTATCCGCTGCAAGACTATCAATGTTTGCTGTACCGTCCACATATAAATTACGCCACTCAGAGCCTACAGCACCAAGATCATAAGTATCATCAGCAGAAGGAATAAGAGGAGAGGCAACATCTGCAGTAACTGTAACCGTATCAGTAGCTGCATCACCAAGTGTGGTATTACCATTAACAGTAAGATTACCAGTAATTGTTGCATTTTCATGAATCTGAACTGTGTCGATGTAGCCAATACCATCAACATACAAATCTTTAAACTCTAGTGAAGATGTACCAAGATCAATATCGTTGTCTGTTACAGGAACAATAGCACCATCTTGAATACGTAGTTGTTCTACTGCAGCAGAAGATACTTCACTAAAGAAACCAATTCGGTTATTTGTTGTATCAATTACAACTTTGTTTAGTGCATCTGTATCAGCAATTAAAGGTACGTAAGCACCTTCTGCAGTTGTACCATCGTGTTTGTGTCCTGTGCTTGCATTAAAAGCATCTCGTATAGCATTATATTCTGCATTTACTGGTGCAGCTTTTATAACTGCATTAGCAATAATATCAGCTGCTGACTGTCTTGTATAACCTGCCATTTTATAACCTGTCTCCTACCCCGAATGTAACTACTAGACCTTGAATACTGTGCGATGAATTTGAGTCGCTTGTTACAAATCTAAAAGATGCTGATTTACCTGAACCCGAGATATTAGTTCTTTGCACTGGTGATGGATTACCATCATATATAGCTGTAGCATCATATAAAGCTTCATTATAATAAGCTGCAGCACCTGTTGTTGTTAATGTAAAGTTTGAAGGGGATAAAATATTTACATCTTCATAATCATAAACTGCCGACATAATAATTTCATTATCACCCTCTGAACGTAAGTATGTAGCTACCGTATAAAATATTTTTCTCTGCTCTGGATCTTGCATATGATAAAAAGGTGTTTGAAAAAGACTAAAGATATCTTCTCCATCAAAACTATTACCTATTTCTTGCCTGTGTACCTTACCATCGCTGGTGCCGTGAATTACATATTCGTTTTGTCCAATATAACCGCTTGCAGCGCATGTAGCAGTAATTCCTAGCATTTGTCCGTATTCAAATTGAAGTCCATCTGGTGTTAATCTAAAGCCACCAATAATACCCTGCGTATCTGCACCTGCAAAAAAATATCTAAACTGTGTCTTCTGTCGTATAACTACAGAGTTTAATCCCTCAAGATCAATATCAAATATAATATCTGTAAAAATAGACTGAATATCTTTTGATACTGTTTCTAAATTAACATCCCCAATTTTGTCTGTACCAGAAATGGGACGTAATCCATCTTGTGATAGGAATAATAGATCACCGCCAATTTCAATAACACTATCAGAAGCCATACACCCTAGATCGTCTGTAACTTCTTCAAGTGCAAAATTAGATATATTGTTACCTACAAGTTTCCGTATGTTATTCGTACCAAAAATATACAGTACATCACGAAAAGACTTAATAGCTACAATTGGAAAGCCTACATTAAATACACCTGCACCGTTTGCTGGTGCATAATCAGTTTCATCATAAGGAGCACTAAAATAAAGATTAGTATCTTCATTTGGGTCACCTGCTAAAAACATATGGTTCTTAAACACATGAGAAAATTTAGGATCATCAGGTGCATTAGCATGTGTAATCTGAGTGTATGTTGTACCATCATATGTAGCTGCAGGATTTACACCATCGGTCAACATAACTTTAGGGCTACCCCAGTTATATTTAGTAAAACGTACCTTTCCCACACCTGTCATTGTAGGTGAACCAGAAGTAGTTACTGCAACCCAAGCTGACGTAGCTGTATCCCAGTAGTGTAAGTAGTTAGAGCCACTAGAAGGTGTACGGCAAGCTAAAATACCATCGTTGATACCATTAGCTACACAAACACCTAAGACACTGCCTGTACCTGTGACTGTACCGTAGTCGTTACTAAAACCGTTGATCTTTCTATAACCACCAGTAACAGCAGGTTCGTAGTTGATCAAAGAAATAGCTGAACCAGGCTGAGTCTCACCTTGTGATAACACATCACGACTAGTGTTTAGACCACCTTGGCAGAATACTTTAAAGGATGCTAGATTTTCAGCCATTATACGATACTACTAATAGTGTTACTAAAAGACTTGTTTCTCTGAATTACTGTTGATCTAATATCTAATGGATCATCCATGAGAATACGTCTCATAGAACGTATGCCATCTTGAAAGTTTTGTTGGTGAATAGCAGCACTTTGATCATTAGATCTAAAACGCATCATGTACATCATAGCACCATCAATAACTACGTGATTAAATCTATCTGGAATTACACAAGTATCATCATACAGATTTAAATCTGCTGGAAAAGACCAGTATACATATTCTATTTGATATGAGTTGTCTGGTACAGGTGTTACACCAAACTTGCTTTCGTAGGTTTGATAAATACGTTGAGGAGCAGATATACCAGAACCTGAATCAGCTTGATCATCTAGTCCACGATATCTTTGTGTATACTCTTCAAAAGAAATTGTTGGAAGGTAGCTAGGAGTATTGGTTGCAGCTCCTAATTCTTTAATATAGAAAGTGTCCCAATCTACACTAGCAAAATCTGCAGGAAAGCTATATTGTCTGGTACCTGCAGTTAGTGTTTGAGTATAGGTATTTTTTAAGAAAGGCCACTCTTGGCCTGTTTGTAGGATATTTCTAATGGAGTTATTAATAGCATCTTTAGCCAAAGCTTGTACGTTACGTACAGTATCGAAGCCATCACCAGCTGTATCTAGTGTAACTTCGTTTAGCCTTCTTAGAAGCTGGTTAATTAGTGTAACATAAGTTGCCATAAATAAATCCCTTAGATGAGATTAGAGGGGCCAGTTGCCCAGCCCCTCAAGTTCTTAGTTATGCTAGATAGTCACGAGCGACTTCGTCAGCTTCTTTAGAAGAGCCAACTGAGTCAACGTCCATCAACATTGCCCAAACACGTACTTTACCTGCTGTAGAAACAGTTGTCGCTGCTTGGATTAGAACATCAATTGTGTCTGATGTTGTAACCAAGATAGGACATGCAGTGTTTGCTAGAGTTGCATAAGAACCTGCAGTTGCAGAGTCATAAGCAAAACCGTCAACAAATGCGTCAACGTCACCACCTGTGATACCAAGGTCTAGAACTGTGCCTGTACCACCTGAAGGTGTTGCAGTACATTCCATACCTGCAGCCATTACCATTGTGTTTGCACCAACAGTAATTGCTTGAATGATATCTGCTGCTGCTAGGGCAGAACCCTTAGCAGTTGCGGCAGCTGCCATGTCGATTTCAACCTCAACTAAGTAAGGTTTGTTACCAGGGTTACCACGACCCCCTGCTGCTCGTGAAAGAGTTGTTACTGTAGCCATAAGTCAGTCCTCCTCTTACGCCAAGTTATATTTAGCAGTTACAAGACCTTCTGGACGAAGAATCTTGCGGCCATATAGGTGCATACCACGAACGATGTCTGCAAATGAGTCAGGGTCACGGTATGTTTCAGTCTTGTTGATCTGCTCTGCAGTTGCTACTGCTGAGTCATGACCACCAACGATAACACCAAAGTTGCTTGACTGAGCTGTACCGTCTACTGTATCAGAACCTGTACCGATTGATGGTAGGTTTGATGATTGGTAGATACGGAAGCCGTGCAAGTTGTTTAGTACTAGACCGTTGCGTAGACCACCTGATTCACCGTAATCAGAATTTAGGAGACGTGAATCTTCGTCACGAAGAATCTCCATAAATACTGGATCGACTACAAGCCATCTACCATTCTTATCAACTTGTTGTTGATCAAGTAGACGAGCCATACGAGCTACGATCATGTTAGGTGATACGTAACCTGTTGGTAGTGCTGTTGCACCTGGTAGACGAGCAGCAACAGGAATAGAGTCGCCTGTTGAACCTGCTGTTGTCAAGTTACCGAAGTTAGGACGAGATAGTTTCATTGTAGAAAGCAATTCGTCAGAACCTGCAGTTGACACAGCTTTAGTGCCGTTTACAGTTGTGTTAACTGTATCAGCAGCACCGTGCAGTGCAGACTGCTTGTAACCTGATAGGTAACCTAGAACTTCTTGGTCATGCTGATCAGCCAAGCGGTAAGCCGCACGGTTGGTTGCAAGATCCATGAAGTTTACGTGACTGTGGGCTTCTTCGATGTCGTCGATCTTGAAGGCGAAGTAGTTTGCCTTATCAACGACTAGAGAGAAATCCTCGTCATCTAGATCTTGTGCATTGACCTGTGTGCCTCTCGCATAGGATGACACTGAAATTTCAGGTTCTTTGATGATTTTAACAGTGTCACCTTGGGCACTGATCTCTCCGAAATAATCAGAGTTTGTGATGTCTCCAACGACTGTGCTCTTGCGGAATGCAAGCTGCACTTTTTTGGAGTAGATTACGGAACTAAAATTACCGTTAGGTAAGTTTCCGTAACCCGATGCTGAAGTAAAAGCCATGATAAATCCTCCTGATATTTGGCTTCGGGTTACAAAGCTAAACACCTTAAAGAGGCTGTACGTTTTCTAGGGTGCAGAAAACACCCACTTGCGCTAGTAGGTGTACTCTGGGCCTATACTTGAACAGGTAGTTCTTTTATAGTTTAGACTTTTTATAAAATTAGACTGAGACAAAAGGTAGTCAAAAAGAGGCTTTTGTCTCTGTGTCTATAGTTATACTGTTGATTTATTAATTGTCAACAGTTTATCTAGCTTTGCCAGATACATCGTAAACAAATTTACCCGAACGGATAGCTTTGTTAATTTCCTCAGATTTAGCTTCAAACTCTTTGTCTGACATTTTTGCCACATCTGATTCACGAATTATGTCACTTGCATCATCTACATCTACTTCCGTCCTACTACGTCTAGTAACTGTAGAAGCTGCATCTTTGGCCTTAGCTTTCTTTGCAGTTTTAGTAAGACCTTTATCTACTTTGTACAAATCAATAACACGTACTACTGATGCAGGATCATCTGCATTTTCGTATAGTGCATCTTGTACCCACTTAGGCTGTTCTTCAGCCCAGTTATGGAATTCATCAGA